GTAGGGAGTCATGCCGGACACACCAGTAGGGAAGGGTCGGAAGCACAGCATGTTGCCTTCAAGGGCCCATACTTGTCCCCCCACGGACATTCGGTGATTAGGTACTAGTTCTGTGGCTGGTAATCCATTGTTTTGATTAGTAGACATTTGCACTACTTCGTGCACTTCGCCCACGCACGATGGCAACACGTAGCATTCTTGATTTTCTACTAACGTTATTGTGTGGTCCAACATTACAGGATTGTCTGCGTTTAAAGATACACGACTCCAAACGTCTACAAGCGCGGGCATGATTACGTGTTGAATTAAAAACTGATCTTGATATTTTGCATCAAAATCAGCATCGTCTAAGTAACCACGTACTCGTTCAATGACCGTCTTAAGAAATGATCCTGTACTATCCATGGGTAATTACACGGTTTCGTGCAAGCGAGACCAAATGTTCTTTACTTTGCGCCAAAGCTTCGCCGCCTTCTTCTGTGCCCACGTACTCAGACGAGCCATTTTGAAGGCCTTGAGCCACTTGATCCATCCCTTTACGGTGGTAATGCTTGGCTTGATCCAAACGTTGTAAAGCTGTTTCATCTCTTAGTCTCTGCCTTTCTTTGGCTCGTTTGTTTAACATTCGTTTCATGCTATCTGCAGACTCTCGACACAAAACTACTCGAGCGTCCATAAAAGACCTACTAGGTCTGCAGCCTCCCTCATAGGAAGTTAATTCTTGGGCGACTTTACCACGAACTAGCCAATCGCACAACACAACTTGGTCTGTCTCTAAATGATGGTACTCAAATAAAGTAGGGCGATCATAGTTGCGGCGAGCCCAAAGTATGAAATCGCCCTCGGCCATAACACGATGTCGCGATGCATGAATCTCCAAGCCTTCACCAAATGCTTCTGCAACGGGATCATATACGATCTCAATTTCAGGACTCATTTATACTTTCCAAAGCCGCGTGGTTTCTTTGCAAGCGTATAAGGCTTCATTTTAGTTGCTTTGTTCAAGCTTGTTAGTTTACTAAGGGGGCTTGTAATTTTTTTCATTGTGACAGGTTTAAATTTGTAGGTACTTTTTGCCATTTAACACTTCCATGCTCGTAGAGATTTGTTGATTCGAGAATTAGGGTCGTTTGCAGTCTTAGCGCTAGTGAGTTTCTTTTTCATGCCACCCATACGAGCACAAAAAGATTTTTTGCGAGATCCACCTTCAGGTTGTGGACGTTTTAGGTTTCCGCCAGTAGCACGATTGTAAGCACTTCTGCCTAGTTCGTTAAGTCCCCCCAGCGGGTTTTTATGTTTAGCTTTTAGTTGAAAATCCTTGCTCATAGTTAGATTGTACGCTCCCATCCCATGCGGTAAAGAGCTCTGGCAATTGTTGTTGCCGTAACATCTACGGTTTCCTCGTCTAACTCAGGCCGTACCGCGTGCAAAACTTCATGGATTGTAGTGTCTAGCAAGTTAAATTTGCTAAGAGATTTTTTGAGGTCTATTTTTGGGTGTCGTCCTGGAGGGTGGTCGCACCGACCCCAATCTTGTCCCATTTGTTTTGATGGCATAAGCCTAATTCTCCAGAGTCTTCCATGAATGCGGGTCTTGTAGACTACGTTGCCATGTGAATCAGTTGTGCTTCCCATTGAACGCCTCGTTTTCGGTGTGATGGATCTCGAACCAGGTCAATGATAATCATCGAAGCGCCCCATTGCGAGGTGTCCCTCCTGCTCATCCACTTGGGCTGGGTCGGTCCGCACGTTCCAACGTTTGCGTACCAAAAAGGTAGGGGAACACTCTTGGTTTTACGACATTGCGTAGGTGCCATAGGGCGGTGGGTGTGTCCGCGCACAAATAAGCGGTGTGCGTCTCCCCCGGTAAAGTTAAAAAACTGTAGGGCTTCTAGCTCGTCTGAGTTTTGGCCCGTGTCAAAGCCATGCGTCAACACTACGGGGCCTATTTCCACACAGCCTTTGCGGTCTTTGCGGTACGGAGTCCAGTGCCACTTCTTGGCTTCGCTGGCAAACGGCTCTGTACGCAAAAAATCCGTCACATCCCTAAGCGCTCTAGGAATTCGACGGGGATCTTGCGAAATTAAATTGTCATCGTGGTTACCCATGATGGCGCACTTGTGCGTTTTGTGGGGCAATACGTTGCGGATGGACTCTAGCAGGGACGATGCGTGGCGGTATTCGTCCAGCAGGGTGTGTTCGGACTCGTTGGGGTGCACAGAAGCAGCCGATGCCTCGAAGATATCCCCTAGATGTACAAAATGTGTTATGCCTTTGGTGACAGAAAGCGTGTCCAGAATCCATTTGTGGGTTTCTGGTGGAGTAAATGGCGAATGTGTACAGCTTATTGCTGCAATCCGTGTCATTTATGCTCCTAAGTGGCCCTGCATCTAGGGAGGATGAACCGAAGTCCATCCTCCCATTGACGCCGGGGGTAGCGAAACCCCTTACAGGAGGCCACTCAAATTAGGTCGTAGACCAAACTCGATCCGTTGTGCAACCTTCAAGCTTCATACCAGCAGCCTGATCTGGAACAAGTTGCATACGCAACATGCCAGGCATCTGCATGGCTTCGGTCAATTGACCTGAAGCGTTGAGGATTGGCCACTTCGTGCTGCTCGTGCCTGTGAGGGCTGGAACAACGAAGTTAAACGGAATGAATGAGTCCACATCTGAGGACTTTTGAACGCCCTTAGGATCTGGTGGTACGTAACGCTTCCAATTGTTTCCGCCCTTCTTGAGACCGTAAACCACGCCGTCCTCAATGTAGGTCGAAGAGTAACCATTATAAGTACGACCTTCAAACGTGAACTTAAAGCCCTCATCGGAACCTTCGTTGTTGACATTTGAAAGCTTGCCTTGTCGCTCAAGAGTGTATTGACCAATCTTCTGCGCTTCGTAAGCAAGCCAAACACCATCGCTTGCAATGAGGCAGTCCATTGTCTGTCCATACTTATTCTTCGCTGCATGGAAACGACGAACGTACTGACGAAGCTTGTGCTCCGTAAGCGCGCCGACGCTCGTAACATTGAAGCTCTTAAACTCAGGATGCAAAGTAACGTCAATTTGGTTACCTGTATCACGTTCAGCACCGAGAAGGTAATTATCATCACTACCTCCACCGAACTTCATCCAACTATTGATACCTGCAATGCCTGTATACGCCGCCGATGCAACTTGCACATTGCTATTTGCATAGCAGAAATGGTAAGTCGCAGCAGCACTATCAACAGTCAAAGCAGAACTAGTAATTGGCATAGTGAAAGTAAACGTACCCTTAAGTTCGTCAACTGCACTTACAAAAACTTGAATGCGACTTGCAGCTGTTGGAGTGCCACCAGAAGCGTGTTGCAAATCATTTCGCTTGCAATTTGCTGCAGTTGAAGGGACACCACTGCTATCCTTGACAATATCCAATCGTTGGCCCACATAGAACCGATCAATTGCATAATTATCAGGAGTAACAGTCATAGACGTAGTTGCACTTGTGCTTGTAACTGGGAAAATAAACGAAGCTTTGCCCAAGGAGTAACCCTTGTTTTGACTTGTGTACCAGTAGTTGCACAGCGTGTGTGAAAGGTTTTGTGCAAAGCCCTTCAACTTAGGAGCAATCACGTCGCCGATGAAAGCAGGAGTTGCCTCAGCTTGCATTTCGCCCATGGTTACAGCCAAATTGGTAAGCATTGAACGCATACCAATACCCAAACGATAACTGTTAGTAGCAGGACCTTGAAGAGCATCAGGCCAAGACTTTGTCACACTTTGTGTGTAAAGTTTAGCGCTAATTGCAGTTGTCTGATCTCCGTACAAACCAAAATCACCATATTGAGCGCCTTGTTCAATCACGCCAGTCAAACCGCCGCGATAAAGCTTCAAAATTTTCATATCACGACCAATAGCGGAGGCAGGACCTACGCCTTGGCTTGATACGATTGTGTCGCGCCAAGCTGGATCGAGAGTTGGAAGAATGGTGTCAACGTTTTTATTAATGATTTCTTCGATTTGAAATTGATGGCGATCAAAAAGAGAACCTGATGTAGCGAACTGTGCAGGCATAGTAGTTTGTGTCCTTTAAAAGAAGTTTAGTAACTCAGACTCGGTCTCGTCCAACATCTTCACCAGCGGCTAAACGACTTAGTGCATCTTTGTTGTATGCATCAAGAGCCGTTTCAGTATCGCCTGGTCTTGTCCCAGGTTTCCAACGTGGAGCCTGGACTGCGGGACGACTAAAAATTGCATTCGTACTGCTATCTGTTTCCGGTGCCCGACCCAATTTGTTCGGGTCACCGATTACCGAGCGGTATTTCGCAAGAACCTGGTCAGTGGCTTTTGCTGTCTCTTCTGAAACCCACGCTTCTTCGAAAGTTCCTGCTGCGCTACGACGTGCTCGGAGATTATTCAAAGATTGCTCCCGAATATCTCGCTCAAACGCTGTCTTAGCGGCAAAGGATGCTTCCTTTCCGTTGATCTCTTCAAGCTTGTTTAACATTGTAATTGCGTCTTTGTTGTAATCAAGTCCCATCATGATTTGCGCATTCATACGGCTGTTTAGTTGCTCAGCCTTCATGCGATTCATCTCTTGCGAAGTTTGTTCCGCTTGATTTTGAGCCTGCATAATGGCGTTTGCTACTTGTTCTGCGCTATTGTCTTCTGCACTATCATCATTCTTGCTCATACTTTGATTTCCTTGTTGTTCTTGTTGTTGTGATTGCATCCACTCGGACACATACTCTTCAATCTGATCTGATTTGTACCCCATACCAACCAACACTTCTCGTGCGGCTTGTTCCCTTACGTCAGAATCTATGTCCTGCCGCATGACTTTAGAAGTTGCGTCGCGAAATTGCACGAGTTTGCTGTAATCATTACGCATAAACTCTAAGTCCTCCCTTGCTTGCACAAGTTCAGACACGGGAATGTCTTCGCCCCCCACGCGTACTGTTCGGTCTAGATTAATTACTTCTTGTGGTGGTGTTTCTATTGCTTCGCTATTTTCAGGCGTCGTTTCATCAGCCATTTGGCATCATTCCTTCTGGAGGCATTTGTTGTTGTTGACCAGGTTGAGGTTGCTGCATGCCCATCGCAGCGGCCTCCTCTGGAGTTGGGACTTGTTGCGGCAAGGTTTGACCCATGAACTGCAACATTGCATCCCTAAACTTTCTAAATTCATCTTTTACTTCAGCACTAGCTACCGCAAGAATAGGACTTGTCATAAATCCACCTAACACACGCATCTGTACATCGGGTCGAAGCATGTGCTGAGTTAAAACTACTTGACCAGGATCTTGACCGTTGCCATAAAGTTGCAAAATGTGCAACACAACAGTCTCAAATGCGCCCTTCTCCTCATCCATCCACATTGCAAAGTCCAAACCTTCCTTCAACGCAAAGATTTTAAACCCAATCGGGTCCGTTAATCCAGACTTTAACAGGCCCATAGCCTCTTCTTTGCGCGCTACCTCAGACCTTGGATTGATTTGCTTTACCGTAAAGTTCAAATGCCCGATATCTGGAATAGGATTCTTCTCAAAAGACACCGTAGACTTCTCAATATCAATTACGGCGCCCGCCAAATCTAAAGTTACATTAGTAATAGGGATGGTTCGTGGAAACTTTACAATCTCAGCCACCGCCTGCGCACTCAAAGATCGATACATATTACCAAAGGCCCTTTGAATACCCATAGATGGATTAGTCATAGCCCTAGTAATCTGTTCATCCAAGAACTGTAACCCTGTTGCGGAATCAACTCGACCCTTCTCTTGAATTAAATCTTGCACAGGAGAGATCTGTTGCATCACATCTCGGGCAAATTGTGCCACTTTACCAGGAGCATCGCCCGCATTCCACGGTTGAATCACAAACGGCTTGAAGTTTTCATTCAACGGATCAGGCGTATAGCTCATTACTCGTAAGCCTTTGCCTACTTCTTTCAACATAGTGCGCTCATTCATAGAGCCTTGTGGCAATACCATTACACCATAACGATCCGCATCTCGAATGTTGTTAAACAAACTCTTCATCATTCGCTCTGCTTCACGGGAAATACCAAACAACAGATCAAACATACCCGCTCCATAGAAGGTTCCCGTATCGCAGAAGCGTGCAAAGCCAATAGGACAGAACATTGCAACATCTGTGTACTCTTCGTCAAACAAAACTTCGTCACCACTGGTTACAACATAACGAGAGCACGTGCCTCGAGGCCCATCTAACCACAATTCACGGATACGAATGACCTCAGTCCACGAATTTCCCGTCACTACACCAGCAGTTCCAGCAGTAACCGACGTATTATTAAACGGATTACGCACTGCATCGCCTGGTTCATCAAGTCCTACGTCTACTACGGTGTTTCCGTAGTCAACAGCCCACCACTCACAGGTTTCTTTCTTGTCGCCAAGCTTTTTACCAAAGCGTTTTTCAACCATGTCAATTGGCACCACACGTTGTCGGATAATTCCAGACAACTTTGTATGGTCTTGTTGCATGCTGGGGAATGGATACAACTCGCGAGGGTGCACAACCTCAAGGTCGGCACTTAAACCAATGGTTGGAACATCCACAAGATGACCCGTGATCCCACAGCAGCCCAGAGTCACAAAGATGTGCGCAAAGTCGGAGGTAATTTGCGACAACTGGTGATCTGAGATAAGGCTATCGACAATAATCTGAGCGCTTGATCGTTCCCTGATCATACTCAAACTAGTTCCCTGTCGAATTACCTTAGGTCGTAGATCCACTGATGCCACTCGAGCAACAGTGCGATCAATCATTGACAAAAGATCCTGGGACTGAAACTCCATGTTCCCCTCTTTGTCCAAATAGTGGGGGGACATGCGTCCAGTGCTGGTGTCAAACACATCAAAACGTCGAGCACCATTTAAATAATGCCAAGCCAACAACCAAATGGATCGGCGATACGCATATTTCTGGCGCTCCCTATCCGTATGCATACGGATAAATCGTGCGAGTTCTTTAGGACTTGTCGGTAGGGATTGTTGGTACTGTGCCAATTGGTTGCTTTCGTGCTAGGCCTTGGGGCTTCCAAGTTGTTGGGATGTCGTCGTCTTCAATTGAAAAGTTTCCCATAAACTTAGGAGATGGGTCTTCACTTGCTATTGGCTGACTCACGGGGAAGTCACCATTTATGCGGGTATAATAAACTCGAGCCATTGCCTCGTAGTGGAAATAAGGGATAGTTACATATTGTGTATCAGACTCTGGTTTCATCGCCTTCTATTTCCTTTTGGGGTGCTAGGAGTTCATTCATATCTTCACCGCTAACTTGGTTAAAGTCAAGCATAGCAAGAACTGGAACTCCATCTTTTGTGTATTGACCAGCCTTCAACATTTCCATAGGGGTTTGTCCCCCCGCGTCATAAGAAAGGCGTTTAGGGATACGGAACTTTAAAATAAGAGCGGACATGGCCATAGTGTCTATGTGGTCGTCGTGCGCTAAGCCACCATCTCGAGCCTCCGGATTAAATTGCTCAATTTGATCAAACAATTCTCGCCACGGTTGGTCCATGCGTCGCCACATTGGCAACTTAATAAGGCCAAACTCAAAACGAAACAGCAGGCCAGAGATTTTTGCTTCTTTTTTTACCATGCCTACACGCAATGGCATAATGCGTGGCAAATGCGTAGTGCCTGTCATTTCCACGGCACGTTGTCGAACCATAGTTTCTAATTGCTGATACAAATTAATGGATTCTCGCACTACTTCTGGGTGAATTGACGGCACTTTCCACTTGTCTGCTAGCCGAAATACGTTGCGAATTAACTGGTCTTCAGGAGTTTGCCCTGCCCACATGTCCAGCACAAACAAACAGTTGTCGCTGTTAACAGCCATCACCATTGCGGTCTTGTAGTCAGAGTCAGAGTTGCTGGTATACGAGGTGTCTACTGCCATGAAGAGGTGGGCGTTTAAAAGAAAGTCTTTGATGGGCATGGACTTGGTGCCGTCTTTGTCCCCCCACACAATTCGGGTGGAAGAAGTAGTAGGACTGGTATCAAAGTCTGGGTTAATGTCTTCAAGCCACCATCCGTGTTTTTCCCGCTCTAAAGGAGGGAAGAAGTTGTCGCCGCTTTCGCCTGGTCGTCCACGATATTCCGCTAGGTAGACGGAGTTTCCAATGCGTTCTTTAATTTCTTCTAGGGAGATGAGGTTGGCGGCGTTGGGGTCAAGCTCTTTGTCGGATCGGGTGAGGGGCCACATCTCGGGCCAGCAAGAGACAAGCTTTCCTGCTTTTTCGTATTCGGAGTCGAGGAGCATGCGTGACCAGAATTCAAAGCGGGGGTCTTGTGCGCGAACTCCTTGTAAAGTTTTCTCGGTTTGCATGGCGTGCCAGGCGTAGTGGCGGCGGGAGACAAAGGTTGCAAGCCACCTAACAGAGGTGTTTGGTCGGGTGAGCATGGGGAGAACAATTTTGAAGAGGAGATTTTCAACGTAGTCTCGGAGGACTGCCATTGAGGTTGAGGCTCTTGGGTCATATTCAGGATCGTCCAAAATGTAGCAGCGTGGTCGGCCACCGCGCTGTTTGCTAGAGGCGGAAAGTGCACGGAGCCAGGATCCGTTCTTAAGATACATCATCTCAAGACCAAAAGACGCCTCACCACGACGTGGTGTAATGCGTCCATCGGGAAAATCGGGGGCAAAATCATCAAAGATACGGGAGTTGTCCGTAAATTGTGACTTGATAATTTGGGAAGTTTGTTGGGCGTTATCGTGGGAGCTTGTGGCGTAGATAAAAGAGAAGGCCGGGCGAGTCAACATCTGTAAGAGGATGGATTTCCTGATGCAGGAGCTCTTCGCGTACCCTCGGGGTGCAACTGCGATGGATGAGCGGCTCGTCGCCCACTCCTTGTAAATTGCAAGATGTCCCCGTGGGGTGCCGACAGGAGCATCGTCGAAGAATAGGGGATTGAAATCTGTTTCGGGATCGGGCCACAGGTAATAAGTCTCAAAGAATCGCATCGAAGAAATAAAGTCAACAGCTCGTTCTTTTAAATCGGCTGAAGGAAGAATCCATTGTCGGCAAGCATTAATGCGTGCTTGCCGTTGCCCTTCTACGGTAAGAGAATCGTAGTCTTCGGGTAATGGATAGAGCGGATTATGTGGAGGTAGCGGTATTCGCTTGATGTCCATCAGACAACTTTCCAGATGCGTACAATTGCACCGTAACAATTCGACAAATTGCCATGCCACAAAGGCGTGGGTCGCGGCCCACCAAAGAATGTTTAATGTATCGAGAAATCATAGGGTAGTGGTGTTTGTAAATTTGTCCGTTGTCATCAATCAGAGCTATCTTCAACGTCGTCCCGAGAATCTCCGGACTCCCAATCACTGCCATCGGGTTTTCGATTGCTAGGTCGTACAACATTTGACCCGCTGCCCTCGCCATTTGCATTGGATCCATTAATATTAATTGGGCTAGGGTTGCTGTCAACAAAGGATCTTCGGGTGGCTGTGGGATCATTGTTGGCTGGGAAGTAGGTGCTTGCAAATTCGGGACGATCTTGGTTGACGATGCCATCTGTGTTCTCCTGTACTTTAGAAACTAGTCGGGCTGTCTCAAACGAGACTTTAATTTTACGGCCCTCATGTATGTCGGTTGCTTCTGCTGTTTGTCTTTGAATTAATCCTGATGCCAATGCTACCTGATTTAGCACATGTCGTAAACGTGCGTGCGCCCTCAAAGAAACCTGGGGGTCATTGTCACGAAAATGTCTAACAAGTGTCTCCATTTCCTCTTGAATGTCAAATCCGCTGGCGTGCAATGCTCCCCCCACAGCCTCGCTTTGAAAGAAAGACGTAAGAGGATTAAATTTTGGAGTTGGGTCTGGAAGTGGAGGAGGAATAGTTTAAACCTTATTTAAATGATCGTTGTTTTTTGAATCCAGGCTTTAATTTAGGCCTTCCTCCGCGTTTATCATAACCTGTTCCCGTGCTTCCTTCTATGCCTTGAGCCTTATCATCCGCAATATTTACACGAATTCGTTCAGCAGCGGCTTGTCGATCCCAAAATCTATTACTACTTTGATCTGCTAAATCGTTGCTGGACTCGGAACCAATTGTGCGATGTCCTCCTATTTTAGCGTCTCTGTCTGCTGTAATAATGTGCACAGCTTCAGGGCTAGCTTGCATTAAAGCGGTTAAAACTAGCAATGGATTAACATTTGGTTGACTTTTTACAAATTTGTAAACGTCTTTTATTGATGCGTCTGGTTGTTGTAAACGTTCCGCAACTTTTTGCAATTGAACGTCTAAACTATCTCTAAAAGCGGAAGCTTCAGATGCTTCTTGTTGGGTAAGAAGTCCTTGTTTGTCCAAAGTTTTGCCGTAAAGTCCCCCCACTTGGTCATTTTCGTATTTGTGTCCAAAGATTCGTTTGTTGTCGTATCGGTTGTCTGGAGGCCGGCCAATTTCTTGAGTGCGGTCTACAAGAGTTTCTTGAATTTCGTCCGTGTATGCGCCTTTCTTTTTTAGTTGGGCAACAATAAGCTTGTTCATTAGTTGATTTAGCTCGTCTGTTTGCGCTTTTATGGCTTTGGCGGGCAAAACATCTGACAATGGTCGTGGTTTGCCCGCTTTTTTAGAAGCCAAACGCAAAGACGTGGGGGGTATTTCTATTACTTCTCCAGTCGGGCCTTCTCTATAAATGCTTACGTCAGTGTTTGTGGCAATTCGCTTGCCTCCTTCGGCAATTCGCTTGCCTTCAACAATTGGCGTGCGCTCTGGAAGCACGGTTTCTCCAGAAGTTGGGTCGTGCTTGTCTGCAATTTCTTGAATTCGTGCAAGAGCGTCTGCCTTTGACATTCCTGCTTCTACTAAAGATTCAATAACCGCAGCTCTAGTTTGTTTTAATTTCCAAAGTTGTTTAGATTCCGCAACCCTTCCTGCGTAATACGGTTCTTTTACTTCTCTTGAGCGAGTTTCAGAGATACGTGCTGCCGCTCGGTCAGGCCCTGTCATTTCTTCTTTGCGTGTGTTTGCGTAGTCGCGTTGAGATGAGACTTGCGCTGGGTCGTTGCTGTCGTAACCAGGTTCAGTAGGAGATTCAGATCCCATACGATCTAGGGCTACATCTAAAAATCCGGAGCCTTCTTGTTTAGCTTTGTTTAAATTAGTTAGTACAGCTTCTGCTTTGTCAACAATTTGTGGATTAAATTTGTAAGCTTTAAGTGTTTCAATTATTGCTTCAAGAGGTTTTTCTTTAATGTCAATCTTGGAGTCTCGAGAAGTAAAGTTAAACACCAAACGACCGTTTACAGTCTTGGGTTCAAACTCAACAGGAAGATCTGGTTCTGCTGGTCCTTCTGTGCTTGCAGGCAGAGCTCGTGAAACTACAGGTGTGCGGCCTAAAGGTCGTCCGTCTTTGCCTCGAGGAGCTAAAGTTTCTAGGGATTTAAGTTTAGATTGAATTTTACGATCTATGTTTGGATCTGTAATTTCTTTAAACTTATCTGATGCGGGCAATTCTGTTTTGCCTTCACCAGTAGTAATGGTGTGAGCTGGCAACTCTTTGTTTGGGTTGCCGACAGTAGGCGTAGATTGTGCAATGCCATCAATTATGTCTGGACCATTTTGATCTGACGGAAGTGTGGCTGTGTCAGATTTTACAATGCGCAGATCTGCTTTAAGTTGATCAGGCGTTAAGTCTAGTTTGCGTAGAGCTTGTTTTTTAGCCGCTTCCCAAACTTGTTTTTGAATTTCACTTCCGTACTGATCAAAGTTGGTGACAGGATCATACATTTCTCCACTTGCTTTTTTGCGGGGATTGCGTCCTGATTCAATGTCTTTGCCAGACTTGCCTTTAATTCTTTCCCAATCTTGCGCGGAAATAGTAACGGGTATGCGCCTGTAGTATTCTCCATATCCAGTTTGAGGAAGTTCTGCATTAAGTCCTTTGTTTGCTTGTTGTTCGTATTCGTGGACTTCTGTTGTTTCCCAAAACAAATAGTTGCCTTGTGCGTCTTTAAGGTGTGTTACTACGCCTACACGTGCAGCATTGGGGCCCACTGGTTTGGTGGGAGTGTATGTTGTTTTGTTTTCAGTAACGGTTCTGTTTGGTTCTAATTCTGTGTTAGGTCGTCCTTGCGCGGTAACCTCTACAGGAGTTTCCACTATTTGACCAACTCCTTTAGCGTCTTCTACAAGGGCCCTAGTGCCACCTTTAAGTTTGCCTACGCTGCTAGAAGTTCCTCCAGTAGGCAGACCTGGAACTACTTTTGTAGTTTGAGTTGTTGTAGCCGTAGCGCCTATGGTTGGCAATTCTTTTTGCCAATCTTGAACTTCTGATTTTTTGCCTGCTTGACGATTTAAGTCTGAAGCCATTGAGGAAGTTTCAATGGCTCTAATAAGATTTGAAATTGCCGCGTGATTTGATGCGTTAACGTTGGGGCTTTCAAGTACGGCTTTGGCGGCTTCAATAAACTCATTGTGGCCTACTGTAAACCTGTTTCCTACTTTAAGAGTTTCAATGTTTTTGTCCCGGTTTTCAAACGTGAACATGCCCTTAGGATTAATCTTGTAACCAAGACGCCGAGCTTCTGATTTAACAAGTTCAAAAGCTCTACGGTAATCGCTTTGTGTAAATACTTTTGGTTCTTGTGGAGTAGGTGGCATTATGGTTGTATCCGTGCTTGGGTTTCTTTAAGACGGGCGATCACTTCGCCTGCAGCAGATCTTATAGTGCCAGACTTGGCTATGCCAAACATCTTTCGACCTTGTTCTATAAGGGTGACGGATTCATCTAGATTGTCTATAAG